TCCTTTTCCTCGTGAGTGATAAAACCTTTTCCTGTGTTTTCCGCTACAATATATTTTTTTGCCATACTTCCTCCTATTAAATATCTACCACCGCTAATCCATCTGACCACTCAAAAGTTGTTCTTGATTGACCTCCTGGATTGTTTGTTGATGGATTTGTTCCTCCGTAAGTTAATCCTGATCCTGATGAACTTGTATTGCCGTGTGTTGCTGATCCCATACCTGCTCTTGATGATGGAATCGCTGTTGCAGATGACCAAGCTGAACCATTCCACTTTTCAACTGTAGTCGTAGTGTTATATCCTGGAGGTATTTCATAACCTGTAATGTAAAAATCGTCTCCGTTATATCCAAAGTTAATTCCGTTCGCTTGTTGCGTTGATGGTTGAGCAGGCGGTTTAGCAAAAGTACTCCAAGCACTTCCATCCCATTTATATCCTATTCCAGGAAAAGGCGATGAAGGTGCATTTCTTCCACCTGCAAATCCACAATTCGTTGGTGTTCCTACTACTGTTCCTCCTGCCTCGTTTATAGTAGTTGGTAATACTGTTCCAGTAGCCCAAGAAGTTCCATTGTAATCTAATTTTTGATTGCTTCTACTTGGTGCATCGCCACCGACTACAAATCCTGATGGAATTGATCCTTGTCCTAAACCATTATTTGTTGCAGTTGGTAATGAACCTCCTGCTGAATGTGAACTTCCGTTCCAATGATTGACTGCTGAATATCTAGGGCCTCCTTGACCATATCCACCTGCGAACCAACAATTTGATCCTGGAGCACCACAGCTAGATTGTATTCCTGTTGTAATTCCTGTTGGATATGCAGGGCCTGTAGACCAAGATGATCCATCGTAAGATTGTGTTGTACTTAAATAATATGGTGCAGGACTTCCTCTATATCCACCGCAAGTCGTTGCATCGTTTTGAGTTCCACATCCGAAAGTAGATGAATATCCGTTTGGTGCATTATGCATATCGCCACCTGTTGACCAAGATAAAGGGCCTGATAAATATGCTTTTAGTTGAGCAGTACTTAAATCTTTTCTTAACCATACATCACCTTCACTAGGAGATGGAGGATTAGAAGTTACTGCATCGATCCCTAAATTAACTGCTGGTGAAATTTTGTCTTGTGTTATTGTTGCAGGAGCAATATTACTTGCCGCCACTGTAGCAGGTGCAATTTGTGTTGAAGTTATTGTTCCAGGTGCAATGTTAGAGGCCGCAATCGTAGCAGGTGCTATATCGCTAGACGCCACAGTAGCAGGTGCTATCTTTGCAGTCGTAACTGCGTCAGGTGCTAATTTAGCAGTTGAAACTGCTGAGTCTGCTATGTCCGATGACGTTAAAGGAACGTTTGTCGGTTGTCTTCCTATATATCCCATTACGATACCTGTGTTAGCATTTGTAAAGCTACTGTAAGATTTCCACTAGAATCATCAGATTGAGCCTGTATTTTATCACTCGTATTCAAAACTATCTTAGGAATTTCTAAAGAACTTCCTGAAGGCAGAGGAATAGAATTTAAAATTGTAAAAGCTGTTGTTGTTCCATTATCATATTTCTTTAGTGTTACGTTAATTGCTGAACCGCCTGTATTCGACATAGTTCCTGCAATAACTAAAGATTTATTAGAAGCTGTTACAACATCTGTTAAACTATTATTGGAAATCGCTACTTGTGCATCATCAAAATTATTTGCCATATTAACTTCCTAAAGCTACCGCAAATGGAATGGCATTTGGGTCTGCTTCTGTTATTGTTCCTGTTACCGACATATTGCTAGTGATAGCGTTTGTTGAAATATTTATTTGTAAAAGTTCAACGTTATCTGTGCCGTCATTCATCATTAATTTTAGAACTCCAGAAGTATTTGAATCTACCCATAAAGTTCCTTGTGCTACTGATCCTGGAGCAGAAGTTCCTAAGTTGGAAGTATTTATTGCCGCCAAAATATTATTAAGTTCCGTTCTGAAAGATGCGAAACCCTGATTGTCTAAAGTATAATCTGAAACTTGTGCCATATAATCTTTTACTCCAATTTGTTTACGATTTCAAGCCGTGTCCTATTGCCTGAAAATCAAATATTCTTGATATTCCTACATTACTACTATTAAAAAATCTGATTGTAAAGCCAGATTTTGATTTTCCTGTTAACGTGAAATAATCACCTGTTTGCATTCCTTGTGCGGCAATCCCAATACTAGGAGTTGCGAAAAATCCATTTGTAAAAGTTATTGTAGTTCCTGAAGCATCAGAAGTTAAATCCTCCCCTGTCTCAGTTCTTTTTTCAAAGTTTACTGTAAATTTTAAATCGTGCACTTTAGCCCTGACTTTTTTGTCATCACAAGTAATCTTACATCTAAATTTAAAAAATCTTCCTTTAATAGTACTCTGTTGTGCAATTTTTTGGAAATTTGTTATGTTAGCTAAACTACTATCATCTGCACCTACTTGCACCTCTGCTCCACATTGTATTTCTGGTGATCCATCATAAGGCCCTTTAGCGTCATCGTGTAAAGTTGCTCCCCTTCCTGAATCGTGTAGATCGTATTCATCTTCAGAAGTCATTGCTAATAATGCACCTAAACTCACATCATATATTGCATCGAAAGAAAGCGTATTAGAAAAATTATAAATACCAGATGAACGAATATTGCCTGCAAAGTTTGTTGGATTCGTTGCTTGGTTAGTTCCTCCTAGATCAAATTTACCTTCTGCTGAATCTGTGTTTCCTACCCCGTCATCAAAATTTGTAATTGTGTCTAAAATAAGAACTAGACGATTAGCATTGTCTCTTGAAAGTGCTACTCCTGTTTCTCTTACTCCTGTAAAATTTGCCATTATTCTGAAAAAGTTTGTGTTTGTACGAAATTTTGTAAACCTGAAATATTTGTTGAAACTATAGATGCATTCGAACTGCTATTACCAAGTTTATCTACGGCCTTAATACAGAAAGACCCAATCTGAGCATTTACTACTAAACTATTAGATTTTCTTCTTACTACCTTTGCTAAAGGTGAACTTTCATTCCAAGTTGCACCACTAAGAACATTTTGGAATCTAACCTCATACCAAGATATATCTAAATCTTCTACAGGTGACCAACTTAATTCCATCTGATTAGAGCCTACTAAAGAAACCGATAAATCTGTTACATCGGCAGGTGTATCTGTTGCTCCAACTACTGTATGTGTTGCTGAAGTAAAAGTAGAACTAACTCCAAAAGCATTTATAGCCTTAGCCCTAACTGTGTAATTTTCACCATCTACTACGTTTAAAAATTCGTGCCTCAATTCTGTTCCACTTGATATGATTTTGAAATTAGCCTCAGAAGTTTTTTTAGCTTCAACCTGATAGTATTGTACGAAAGAATCTGGAGAAGCAGTTATCAAAATATTTAATCTTGTTAAAACTACTCCGTCAGCATATTCAATCATTTCATCTGATAAAGTTATTCCTGCAGGTGGTTGTATAGTAAAAGGTGAAGGTAAATTAGTAGTGGGTGTAGACGCTACTTGTTGTTTAGTTGCGTAAGTGTAATGTGAATCCTGATGTTCTATTAACAGAAGTTTAACTGTAAAATCTTCATTGAAAGTTAAATTCATAACTCTAAATAATTTTGCTGTGAAACCTACTGAAGTATGCGTAACTGCTACTATGTCACCTATTGCTAATTCGTATGCATTAAAATCTACTGTAATATCTAATGCTATCGCTTCTCTTGATCTACGAAGAATTATTTCTGCCATTTCTTCTGCTTGGTAAGTATTAGTGATCGTAGGGAAATCAAATCTACCTTCTAAAAGGAAACCTCCATCTACTGATTTCATTGTAGCGTGTTGATCTGCACTTGGTAAAGAACTGTCGTCTATCGGAGGAAACTGTGCCTGATCTACTTGATAGTTACGATCAGGATTTACATAAGATACAATAACTCTATTGTATTTATTATTTTTATCTGGACTTGCTAAGTTGAAGCCACCTATGATATTATCTTCTGTTATATTTAAAACTGATGATCCTGTTGTTTCTATAACTAATTTATATTTACCCTGAACGAATGGTAAAAAACCTCGACAAGCACCTAATAAATCTCTTACATTTTCTATTACTTTTTTTGATGTGTCTAAAACTGTATTGGTGTCAAATATGTTTATAGTTGGTGAACCACTGAAAGGTGTTACTTGCGTTACACATACCTGAGAAGCATCGTAAAAACTTTGTAAATCAATATCTGATGTAGGAACACCTTTACCATATCTTTCATTTCTTAAATAATCTAATAAACAAAAAGCAGGATTAGTAGAAAAGGAAGCTGTTTGTTCTGCTAAATTTGAAGCTAGAGTTACAATTTTTTTTCCTTGTATTTTACATTGCACTCTTGGAATACCGCTATATATATCTTGATTCCATTTAAATTTAAGTGCAACATAAGCTACTCCTGAAAGTTTATGATTTGATCCCCAACTTGATAATTCAGATAATAAAGCAGAACTACTTTGTCCGTCTGATCCAAAATGAGGTTCTATGGTTAAATGTGATACGCCATCTTTATAAAAATTACTATCTGAACTTGCTACTGTTCTTTGTGTGTTGTCTGTTAAGCTACCATTGAAAGTTACTACTCTATCATCAACTCTTACCTCACTTATTGCATTAATCTCACCTTCACTTAATACTAATGCAATATATAAAAAATTATTATCGGTTCCTGTAGTCTCTATAAATATCCTCGTTCCTCCTATAAGTCTTTCACCATAAACTACTGGTAGCGAAGCATCATTAGATTGTTTATTTAACAAAATACCTTGTTCAAAATTGTCAAATTCTGTATTACCGAAATCTGGATTTTCTTTTCTTGATAATAAGCTACCAAATAACCAAGTTGCGGCAACCGCAAGAATTGCAAGTTTAGGATTCATCTTAAAAACTTTAGTTAAAATTTTAACAGGTGAAACCACTGCTTTTACAACACTTCTTGCAAAACTCTTTAAACCCATTATGCTCTACCCCATTTTAAATCTAATACTGTTTGACTAGAAAAATCAAAACCTACATCTGTACTAAAAAATCTTTGTTGTGAACTATTATTAGTTTTACGTCCAGAAACTTTGTTAAAGTCTGCCCAATGAGATACTACAGATAAATTTACTAAAGATGAGTTTTCTGTTTCATTAATAGCAAATGTGTCGATAGCACCTTTATATAATAAAAAAGGATCGCTAATTAAAGCGTTATTATTATCTAAAAGTCCTCTGAATATCGTGACTGAATCATTAACTATATTTTCATTTAAGCAGGTAGATATAAAAGTTTGGTTTGCTCCTGACAAAGTAATCTGTAAAGAAGATTTTGTTAGATCAGTTTCTTCTGTAAAAGTAGGTATAGATAATAAAAAGCTACTTGAACTATAAGTAACACTCGATCCTGATACAGAACTTGTTAAATCGAAACCGCAATCTGTTATGTTTATTGGTGTAGAGAAACCTATAGTAATTAGGTGAACAGGACTAATATTATTTGTCGCTAATTGGTTTTTTACTGCTGTCGTTAAGTTTCTCGTCATATTCCTCGTAACTTGTTCTTTTTATTTTTTCACTATCTTTTATCATAATCATAGACCAATCTCTATTAGGATAGCTATGTTTTTTTAAATCATTTGTCTTAGTATCTATTTCAGATTCATCGACAATTTTTTCCATAACAAAATCGGCACTAGCCCAATGCTTTATTAAATATCGTTTGGCCATTAAATAGCTTCTTCTACATCTAATTCAAATTTATATAAAACATTTCCATCTTTGTCAGCACCTACTCCACCAAATTCTTGTAAATCATCTACTAAAAAAACTGTGAAAGGCACATTATTGTAAGTAACTACAGAATCGTCAGTTAAAGCTGAAATTAATGGTGGTTCGATTGTCACTGTTGATGCATTACTAGAACTTGTTACATCTTCTACAATCATATAAACTTTTGTGTGCGAGGCAAATTTAATTAAGTCTCCTGCCTTAAATCTACCTACGCCATCACCAGCAAAGCCGTCCATAGCTATCGTGTTATCACCTACATTGTGTACACCATTAACCAAGACTGTTCCTGTCTCGGAGCCTCTCGTTGATTTTACCTCAGGGGGTATAATAGTAAAATTTTCTTTACTACCTCTTTGCTTAATCACGAATGCCATTAATTCACCATAGACGTCTGATCTTTTAGCAACAATTATTTCTGCTGTAAATCCAAATCTTTGTGTGCCGATTTGTCTTGTTAATTTTTTACCTGATATAGATTTCGATATAAGTGTATCGACTTGAGATTGTATACCAAGTGTTTGAAACTTTGCATTAGAAATTGGAAAAGACCCACTCATACTAAATTACCCCTTCCTTTTTCATTTACTGCATCGTTTATAATAGCAGTTATTGTTCCTCTATTTCTTACTAAGGCCTCATCAAAACCTTGTGAATCTATTGTATTGATATTAAAGTTAACATTTACAGAACCTCCCATACCACCTCTTGCATTTTGTGTTATCTGTCCTTGTGTGTTTGGTATAAATAATTCAGGGCCTTTCTCACCGACTACTACAGGTCTACCTTTAGCAACTCCACCGCCCTTAGACATAAAACCTAAAAAACCTAAAGGGTTACCTGACATAAGTTGTGTTGTTCCCTTAATCTTTTTTTGTTTTTCCATTTCTGTAGTTTGATCTCGTAGTTCGTCTGTTTTTGCTTTTTGGATCATCAGGTCTGCTGTATTAATACCGAAGATAGATAATAAACTTCTTTTTTGTTTTCCTGCTTCTATTATACCTGCTTTAATTAAAAAATTTCTTATTGATTCTTGTATTACTAATTGAATTGTAAATGCCAATATATCTACTAATAATTTTTGTGCTAACTCTTTTAAACTCATATTCAATTCTTTACCTAATACTACTGCCTCTGCTAATGCTCTAGAAAATCCTTTAACACCACTTAAAATAAATTTACTGACAGTTGTGTTTATTGATTCAAAATCTTTTTTAATTTGCTCATTTAAAACATTAGCTACTTGTTGAAAGTTTAGTCCAATTTCTTTAGCCTCATCTTTTAATCCTGTAGCTGTTTTCAATAATTCATTTAATTGCTCTTTTGATACTTTAATATTTTTTTCTACTAGATCCATAAACTTTCTAACTGCCGCAGAATTTTTACCCCAATCCTCAGTATCCTTAGCCGCACCAAATAAATTTTCACTAATTTTTTCTAGATCAACACCAAGCATTTTTATTATTGCACTGATGGCCGCAACTAAAATTTTACCTCTCCTACCTAACATTAAGAAACCAATTATACCTAACTCTCTAATACCTGCAGGTAAGGCCTTAACAATATCCATAAGTCCTCCGATACCTGCTCCAATGATTTTGAAAACTAATTGTAAAGAATCTAAAAGTCTAGCTACACCTAGTATAGCTTGTTTAGTAAAGTTTATTAATGCATCACTTACGTTTGCAGAAAACTTACTTAATGTTGCTGAATTATCTTCTATTGATCTATTAATGACTACTAAAGCATTTTTTATGAAATCGAAGAAACCTGCACGATTTGTTTCTAATTGAAACTTGAATAATTTATCTGATAACATCGATAAAGTACCTGTGAAAGTTGTTGCTAATACTTCTGTAGCTTTACCGAACTTACCATTCTCACCAAATACTTCTTCGAATTTTTTTCTAGTTTCTTCTGCTGTTACTGTTACACCTGCTTTGAATCCTAGTAGTGCTCTAACACCTCTTTCTCTAAATACGTCTGCTGAAGCTATACCACCTGCAAATGACCTTTGTATTTGTTCTGCTGTTTGTCTGAAATCTAATCCTGTTACTGCGGCTACATTACCTGTAATTTTTAAAACAGATTCTAATTCTTCTGCGTTTTTTGTAACAACCGCAAGATTACCTGATGCACCTGCAATCTCTTGTAGTGAGAAAGGAACTTTAGCGGCAAATCCTATTAAAGTATCAAATGCTCGATTACCTTCTGAAACACTATTGAATAAAAATTTAAATCTAATACCTAAATTTTCTACTTCGCTTCCTGTCCGAATTAATGAACGAATAGCTAAACCGCCACCTATACCTATTAATGCTGATTGAACTGAAAATATTGCACCACGTAAATTAGATAATCCTCTTTGGACTGCACCAAATGCCTGTTTGGTTTTATCCTTTGCAAGTAAATTTAGAACTATATTATTCGTTGCCATTATCTATGTTTCATTTTTTCCATTGCTCTATTGTTTTGTTCTTGCTCGACTAACAGATAACCTAACCAATGGTTATACTCCCACTCTGGCATTTCTAAAACAGAACTTAAAGATACTTTTAACCTATCTGCAACGACAAGTAAATTTTTTAATTCAGGATTAGTTAAGAGTTTTTTTTTACTTCATCTGGCTGTATAGACTGCACCATAGAAGTAGCTATCCTCGACAATACATCAGAATCTACTTTGTGCATCAATGCTAATTTATCTTCTAAACTAAACATCTTTTTGCCATCTTTATCTAATGCTTTCATTACAACAATGTCTGCAAGAATACTAATATCATTTAAGTTATCAGATTTCTTAAATAATTTATTCTTTTCAGATAAAGTAATTGGATTCCAGAATACTTTAGTAGACTTCCCATCGTCATCTTTCCATTCAGGAATATCAATAGATTGTACTCCTAAACTCTCGAAATGAGACTTTGCTCTATCTATAACTTTCATACAATACTATTATACAGTACCTTTTGTAAGTGCTCCACTGCCTTGAAAATTTACTGTTCTAGTTACCACTGCGTCCATTCCGTTTGTTATTCCCATAGATGTAACAATTCCTGATCCTGTAAAACTTTGATCTCCTGAAGTGTTACCTTCTGGTAAAACAGTAAAAGATACAGTTGAACCCACAGTCAAATTTTCTTGTGCCGTGTCTGTTTCATCATAGTTCATATCGATAGAACCACTGAACGAAGTTCTACCTGCTATAAAAGATTTTGCCGCATCGGATAATTGTGTATCCTCTACAACATCCCCTGTAGTTTCTAAAGTGAACCCAGTCACCTCTCCCGCTACATCAGAACCAACTTTGATTACTCCTTCTTTTCCGTGATGTGTTGCCATTTGTCTTCCTTCTCTTTTTTTGGTTTACTCTTTTTGTTGATTTGCTTATAACCTCTTTTCTCAAAATCTTCAAGTTGAAGTTCGTTGATTATAATCTCATCATTGCCTTTTACTACTTTTATGTCTTTAGCCATAGTATATTTTTATTTAATTATTATTCCATTGTCAATAATTATGGTGTGCCACTTTGATGTTCATAAAGTACGGATATAGTTAAATTAACAGCACCGAAGGGAAATAATTGCCCTCCATCTGTTTCTATATTCGTTACTTGTGTATCAAGTGCATTACCACCCCTTGTTATATCAGATTCTAATTCTGTTTCAATAGCAGTTGCTAAATTATTTCTTTCTGTATCTATATTGTTTTCTGAACCTTTTATGTAACATTGTACTAAAATTTCTAATGTACTTAGTCTTGTTTTTGCACCTGTGCCTAACTCTTGATCCTCTTTAGTTTCTTCAATCGTCTGAACTAAGACAGCAGGATATTGTTGTTGTGAAAGTTCATCTAAAGGAAAAGGTTGTCTTGAAATTTTTTTAATTGATGGACTACTCATTCCTGAAATAGTACTTACAACATTAGAAGCTATGTTTTCTCTTTTACTCATATTTTAAATTTTTTCATTTTTAGTTTTATAAATCTAGCGAACTCTTTTTGTATTGCTCTTTCATTTGCTCTACTAAACCCAAAAAACTTTCTTTCTGGTAAATTACCTAAACCTTTCTGATGAAACAATGCTTTATTTGCTTCTCTTTGACTTCTAAAAAATAACTTTACTTTATTCTTGCCCTCAGGTCTAGCAGTAATAGATTGTAACATTCTATTTGTATCTTGTAAGTTAACTGTCTCTTTACCTTTTTCATCTGCATAGGCCTTACTATAAGGTGTAAATCTTCTGCCATCTTGATCTATACCTCTGTCTGTTTTATCTAATATTATTTCTTTTAATTGTAATCCTGCACGTAACAATCCTTTAGTTACTTCTCTAGGTAATCTTTTCCTGAACTTTAAAAATCTTTTTCTTACTTGATTAAGATTGGTATCTACTTTAGCACTTAACATTATCTTGTTAATCTACGACTGCCGTGTAATGGTTCTCTTTCGTTTACTGAAATAGTTCCATCTGTTTTTGAATCATACTCAACACCATCTTCTAAGATTGATCTAAATTCTTTGTTGTATTCACTTTGGTAATGTTCAGCCATTCTTTCAAATCTGTCTTTATCTGCTTCTGGTCTGAATTTTGTTAAAGAAGGGCAAAAATATTTGTATAAAAAAAGATAAACTCCTGCTCTCTTAAATTGGTCAAGATTAATTTTTGTATTGACCATTTCGCTAGTGTCTAAGACTGTAATGTCTGTGTATACGTTTGTTTTGTATATAGGCCACCATCGTATTCTTAGTTCTCTGAAAATATCGTTTGTGGTTTGAGTGATGTAATGACTTACTTTAGAATCGTTAGATGCAATACCAAATCCAAATATATCTGGTTGATATGTTTCTATCTCAACTACATCTGTAACATTTGCACCTGTAAAGTTTGCCATAAAATTCCTTTTACCCTATGGGCCATTTCTGGCCCATAAGAATATGATTATTAGCTTACTATACTAGAATCACCTTGTATTTCAACACCATAAGTATCGTGTAATTCACCTACACCATAAACTGCTGTTGCTACAATTTCATCTGCTCGTAAACTTGCATCTCTTTGAGTTTCTACTTTTAGGTCTTGCATCATTGCCATACCTAATGCATCTGAATGGAACATAGCTGATTTGTAATCACCTGCGTTTCCTGTGTTAGCAATATTAGAAGTTTCAAAAATTGGTATTCCACCTAATCTACCGATGAATCCATTTCTTAATGCTTCGTTTGCTAAGTCAGATACGTTTCCTGAAGTTGCGAATGTATTTGTTATTCCTTTTTTAAGGTCATAAGCAATATCAGGGTGAAACACTGCTGACACTCCGTTTAACGGAACGTTGTTTCTTCTCAATGTTGCGATAGCTTGGAAGAAATGTTCTACTGTGACTGCGGCCGCAGTTGAACCAACTGAATTTGAAAAACCATCAAATAAAGCTGTTAAATCCAAGTCTTGTTTTTTTGCAATCGCTTCACCGAATAATCTACCAATGTCTGCCGCAACATTTCTTGGAGCGGAGTTTCTTGCTAAATCAGTTAAAGTAGTTTGAATACCAACTTCTGAAGCTGTGATAGTTTTCGATGTAGGATTGACTTCTGTGTTAGATAAATCAGTTGCTTCTGCGACTGCACTAGCACTGACAGTTCCATATATTGGAACTTCGACTGATTTTCCACCACCACTTATAGCATAGTTTCGTACAAGCGGTCTCATTATGGACTGCTCGTTTGCTACGAATAATGCCTCTGCCACGATCTCAGTATATAGTTCCGAGAGCGTTGACGATGTTGTTTCGTTTGCCATTTTAGTTTCCTATTGTTGTTATTTTAAATTAATTTGAACAGGCTTAGAATCTCGTTGTTTACGATATTCTGCATATCGCTTACGATCTTCTTCCTTGCTCATATCTAGTTCCTGAATATTAAAAGGTTTTACAGTTTTACCCTCGACGCTACTCTGACTCCCTACTCCAGACTTAGACCCTTGCGAGAAATGTGGGTTAGCATCTAAGAACTCCTTAACAGATTCTTCAATCGTAAGTAGTTCACCTTTTTCGTTATACCTTGTATTTGAGTGTTTGTCTAGTATTTCGATACGATTATCGTCTGTTAATTTAATATTATTTTTCATTAACTGAACAATCTGTTGAGGGTTGATTGCATTCATTTTAGAAGCAACAGCCATAACAGAATTATCGACTTTTTCTATTTTAATCATATTTTTCATACGATTAATTTCATCGTCTTTTTCTTTAATTCTTGCTTTCATCAAGTTTTCTAAATCTGCTTTAGTCTTAGCATCTTTAATCTGTCTTTCTTTTTCTTGATCTTCAACAAGTTTTTTCTGCTCGTCTAATGCTTTTTGTTGTTTTGCTTTTTCTGTTTCAAGTCTTGATTTGATAATGTTATTGACTTGACTTTGTGTAAACGTATTTTCTTTTGGTTCGTTCACTTCTACTTTTTCAGTAGTTTCTTTTGTAGCTTCTGTATTAGCTACTTGCTCTTTTTCTGCCATTTTATACTCCGTTAGTTAATTATTAACTTACCGCTTTGATCATACCAAGTTGGACTCACAAAGCTCCATTGATGACGACAATTATAACCACCACGAACAATTAATGGATTTCCTGCTTTTTTACCTTTCCAAGAACGTGAACGCCATAGTTGTTTGACTTCATCAATCGTAAATACTCCTGACCTTCTCTTATCAAGTTTTCCTGATTTTAGCAACTTACAAAACTCTCTTGTTGTTGGTATTAAAGAACCTTGATATTTAACGTGTGTTAATCCTGCATCTTCGGACTTAGCTAGATTTAGCTGTGAATCGAACTCTCTTAAACTATCATTAAGGACCTGTCCTGCAAATCTTTTCATATTTTCACCTGCCCTGTCTCTAGCAAATTTAGTCTGTAAAATTTGAATGTTTTTATCTAGTCTTTGTCTTACTGCTCTACCTGTACTTGTACGTTTATCTATAGACCTTACTTTAACTTCATCACGTTTTATTTTAGCTACTAATTTATTTACTTCAGTATCTTTAGAACTAGCATATATACCATTTATGCTTTGTCTTAGTTCCTGCTCTAGTTCTGCAAAGTCTACACCTGCTAATACAGATTGATATACTTTTTCTGATAATCTTCTTGTGAAAGTATTCGATACATCTTTAAATTGACTAAATGTTTGATTTTTCAAATTTTTAATTAATCCTAAATCTGCTTCTGTAAGTTGTTGAAATTTTTTAGGTATGTTACCTATTGCTTTAAAGGCCCTTTCAACTCTTTTTGCTTGTTTGTTAAATCCTTCACGAACTACTGTGTCTGACCATTTAAGATATTCTTGCTCTAATATAGCTTTAATTTTAGGACGCATTCTAATAGCCACTCGAAGCTGTGCAACTTTTTCCAAATCTTCTAAGTCACTTGCAACTAGATTAACTACTCTTTTCTCAATCCTGTCTAATGTATCAATTAATGTTTTATAGTATTTAGATTCAGCGATTTCTATTTGCCTGATTCTATATTCAGCAAAGTCTGTAACTTTATCTGCCATTTATTATACTTCTTCGTTTTCTACTTCTTCTTCTTGTTGTGGCTCGTCTTGTGTAAACTCACCTACCTGACTATTGCCATCTATCTCGTCCATTATTTGAGTTAGTTTCTCATCATCATCAACCACTGCTCTAGCAATCTCTTTGTCTATTTCTTTATTCAATGTAGGTGAAGGAACATTTATAGATTTTGCTTGTTGGAAGAATAATAAATCTGTTGCATAATCTCTTATATTAAATGTGTCTGGATAATTTATTTCGCCATCAAAAGTAGCATTCTGATATTCAGCGTACAATCTAAAAATTTGTTCTTCTGCTAATTGTAAATTATCTGCTTTCTCTGATAATCTTGCATTAAGTAATTCAAATTCTGTTTGTAATGCTATACCTGAACTAACTTGTTGTCTCGTAGTACGTACTGCTCCTGTGTGTGCTATTCTATTTATAGCGTCAACTTTTTTTGAAATAGATTCCATTATTGAGTTAAGATTCTGTCCTGAAGGTTGTAATAAGTATGGTTTTAAATTAGGCTCCATTTCTTCTGGCATTTCTATAACTGCACCTGCTCCTGCACTTGCGTTTACACCTGCAGTTTTTACTAATGAAGGGTGGTTAGTTAATCTAATTAATTGTTCTATCTCAGAATATTCATTATAAATTGCTCTTTGAAGGTCTGCTAAATCTACAAGGTCTGATTGACCAATCCCCCTCTTATGCGATTTGGAATTGTATAAAATAACTGCTGGTATTTTGCCAATCAGGTTCTCGGCAGTATCTATCAAAACAGGTTCGGTTCTTTCGTCTTCTACATATATGGTATCTACTTTATCAGGATACCAAATACGCATATAAGTTCCGCCCTTTCTATCTACTTCTTCTCTAATCTTTAAGTAGCTTAAAACATACTTTCCATTCGGTTGTCTTTCAAAATTCCAATCTAAACAATTTTCTGGAGTTACTGTAGATATGTATGGTCTAATTTCTTGATTGAGTTCTTCTGCTCTTGTTCTTGTTAATACGTTTGGTTTATCTAAAATTAAAAATACGTGGCCATAAATAGAAGCATAGTTTTGTGCTTGTTTAATAACACTATTAAAATTATTTCCATCTAAATCTGCGTCTCTTAAAAAAAATTGTAGAGATGCTTCATCTGACATAGCACCAAAATCACGACTTGCTTTTACTCTAAAAAGGAAAGATGAATAAATTTGAATAATATTTTTACAATGATTATCACAAGGCGTGTTAGCTAACCTTTGATTAAACTCGTTATCTAATTCAAGATTGTATCTATTAAGATACTGACCAATCATATAATCGTAACCACCATTGTAGCTACGAATATAATATTCCCAATTTTTAGAATTTTCTTGATAATCTTTATGTACTGCTAATGCTGAATCTCTATTATACGCCATATTGTTTCTGTTTCATATTCCATCTTTGTGGTTTAAAATCCATTGGTCTAGCAACTAAAGGTTTCACGATTTCTACGAGATATCCGATGCTGTCATTCATATGGTCATATCCACTCTCTTTATCTGGAATATTTGTGTTTTCCTTGTATATCTGTCTTTGTAACCCACGAATAATAATTTTGCAAGATGGATTAACAAAAATATATCTTTTATTTTGTGCTGACTTTAATCTTGAATTGACTGCGTTTATCCTATCTCTTACAGGGCTGTGTCTTGCTTTACACTTAACTGTGAATCCTGCGTTTTGTAAAATAGACAAGTCTGTTCTTCCTCCTGCACTTGTTTTTCGCTGTCTACAAGCAGGGTCTGGATAAACAAAAATTTTAATTTTACTACCATATCTGTTTTTTATTTCTTCTACCATTTCATCAGTATTAGATGAATAAATAACTATTTCATCAACAAAATGTATTATATCTTTGTCTATCTGAGCAACTGAAGCACTCATAGGGTCTACGTTAAAGTCTAGTCCTATATGTAAAGGTTTACTCCAATCTATTTCTTTCGGTTTAACATTTTCGACAGGGTGAAAGTTGTAATATACTGACCCTGCATAATTTTCAAATGAGCCTTCGAACTCTTGTCTAAAAGTTCTTATATCAACATCTTGTTTTGCTTGTTCTAATTCTTCTTTCGATACCATACCCCCTTCTAAAGTTGTATACTGAAAACTATCCCACTCAGGGTCTAACTTACCTTTCTCATACATTCTATAACTCCAATTACCATAACCTTTAGGTGAACCACACATTAGAACGTGTCCTTCTGTATCTGCTATTGCGGCCCTTAAAACTTCAGTCCAAGCCTTTTCCTCGATATCTGCGAACTCGTCTAAAATTAAAAAATCTAAACCTACACCTCTTAAAGCATCGTAGTTCTCACAACCTTTTAATGAAATAATACTTCCTGTTTTTTTTATTCTTATTGATAAGTTACTTTCATTGATCACATCTACCCAATTAAACTGATGAAGCATATCTTTTAATTGAGACCAAGCTATCTCTCTAGCCATCTTAAATGTTGGTGCTACATACCAGATTTTTTGCTTTACCTTAGTTGCATATTTCATCATTTCACTAATACACAAAAAAGTTTTTCCGAATCTTCTACCTGAAACTAAAACTCTAAATCTTTTATTTGATGTGCTTACTTGATACTGGGGTTTTGTTAGCTTTATCTTCATAACACCAATATCTTACTAAAACTCCATTCTCATTAACACCTTTTTCAAAACGATCCACATAAGCAATAGTCTCAACTGCTCCTGCTCTTACACAGTCCGACCATTTATTGTATTTTTTTAATTCTACAGGTGTAGAGCAGTTTCCATAGATAGCTGAACATAATTGAAATATTAAGACCCATTCCATTTTTTTTTGCTCCTAAAATATTTTCTGCGTACTTGCTTTTGCCAAGTCCATATAGATATTTTAGATGCAATTTTGCTTATTGCTGTTAATACCCAATCTATCATTGTTATGCTCCTACACATCACGGATATTTATATAAATCCTTTATAAGTTTATCTTTAGAACGAAGAACTTTTCTTAAATTTTTAATCTCTTGAAAATATAATTCTTTCGCCTTCTTTTCTTTATCTATCTCTATGTCTTTAATGTCAATGAGAGTTTTTAGCGTATCGACCTCTTTTTTATGTATTTCGATTTGAGCCTCTAAATCTTGAGGTCCTTTTCCTTTTGTATCTAATTTGGTTTCTGCTAATGGTTTGAGTAATTCTTTTTCTTTGTCGTTATAATCTTTTATCATCTGCTCATTGATATTATCTTCAATATCTTTTTTGAACCCATATAAATTTCTGTCTCTGCTTTAATTTTTTTACAAGAAAATTGTACTCTTTCAGGCCGAACTTGTCTCTCAGCTATCCTTTTAGATTTTAAACAATCACTCATCTTTTCTTTGTAGGTGTGCTCTATAACATCACCTTTAAGCATCATTAGTAAAGCTACGACTGTTTCAATCATTAGTGTCCGTTCTTTCTTACTTTATCTTTTATCTTTTCTATTGAATCCATAACTCTATCCATATCTTTTTGCAATCTTGTTATGTTAGTTTGATTATTTCTCATAGATTTAATTTCTGTTTGTATATCTTCTACGTCAGAAAGCAAATCTTCTATTAGTAAAAATTGTTCTGAATCAGCAGGTAAGCTACCCATCTCACCTCTTGGCCATTTGATTCTAAATTCAGTATTCTTCTCAACATCAGATAACATTAATTTACCATTTGTTTCAATGATGTTTAGTCTTTCAATAATGCCAAAATAAGCCCATACACTCACAGCGACTGCTATGATTATGCTGACTAAGTTTTTAATACTTAGGTCTATTCCAGAATCCTCTCGGACTTTTAATGGTTTCATTAACGATAACCTTTAACTATCCAACTTAGAATCTTTCTAAAATATTTTTTTATATTCTGAATCCACTTCTCCACGCTCTTATACTCCAATATGCAGGGCTTAAAGACTTTTGACCTCTAACCTTTTTCAACACTCCGCCCATACGAGCCATAAAACTTCTCTTTCTCGCAGGAATGTTTTTTTTGATCCGCATTGTCTTAGACCCAAAGTTAATTTTTTGAACTCTACCTGTTCTACGATTTCTCACGAACACTTTAAATTTACCAACATCACCTCTCATTGGTTTATTTAATTGTACAGTTCGACCTCTATATTTAGCCACTAGTATTTACCCCACATATACAGCATAAAGCACACACCAATTCCTATATACCAAGCCAAACTTTCCGTTAAAGTCCACTCCATAGTTTCTATTAGCATTTATTGAGGCTCATTACCACCACAAATATAGCCTATAACTCTCTTACCCTCGTACTTATGAATATAGATATTTTGATTAGTAAAAGGTTTATATTTCCTATTTTTTTCTATCGCTACGTTAGAATGATACCAACTTGAACAGCTTTCACCACTTGGTATTTCGAAAGTATCCATCTTAATATCACCCCAAAATGTAATAAATAATAATGTAATTATAACAGGTTTCATCTTTTAAAAAATCTTGGTCGCCATTTATTACAAGTATAATTATCTTTTACACCATTAGTCCTATATACACCGCAATAGCTTCTTCTGTTGCTATACATAGCACATACACCACAGGCCTCTCTACTCAATGATTTTCTGAAATCTTGTGGTAACTTGTAAGGTATGAAACTACCATCTGAATAAAAATTAGGTCTCTTCATTT